CGGCGTACCGATAAACGAAGCCCAGCCCTCGCGGTCGGCCAGCAGCGGTCGGATGATTTCGCCCCAGACCCTTGGTCTCATATCGGCAACTTCATCTAAAACAACACCGTCCAAATACATCCCCCGCAGCGCGTCGGGGTTGTCAGCCCCAAAGAGCCGGATGCGTGCCCCGTTGAGCAGCTCGACCCATAGCTCTGACGCATTGGCCTGAGTGCGAACGTCTGCTGTGTAGCGCAGCAGGTAGTCCCAACTGATGCTCTTGGCCTGGCTGTAGTACGGAGCGATGTAAGCGTAACGGCCATCCGTCTTGTTGTCGGTGAAGGCGCGACGAATGAGGTCATTGATGCACGCTACGGTCTTGCCAGCGCGTCTGTGGGCCACAAGGCAGGCCCACCTAGCCCGACGGTCGTGGAAGGCCGCAAACGCCTTGCGAGGCGCGTAGGGGATCGTTATTCGTCGCTCGGTCGCTGCCATTCGATCACGGTGCGGATAGGCGCATCAGCATCGCCGACCAGTTCGGTTCGAGCCAACTTCGGCGCAGCGTACTCAGCCAACTTGGACACAAGATCAAGCGCTTTGCTCGGATCGTCTTTAGCAACGCTTTCCAGCCATTTGCCGACGTTCTCGCTGTTGTCCTCCAACAGTTTCTGAATCGTCTCTCTGAAAGCCGTTGTGACCTTGTTTGGCACGCCTTTGACCCGCCCCATCCCAGCGGCTGGAGGCAGTCTGCGTTTTTTAACAGACGGCAACACTTTGCTGTCAGTCACCGCTTGCCTCGCATCAACGCAGCCGCAAGCTGTTGCGGCTTGTTCTTGACCCCTTCGGAAGCCATGCGCTTCGCATCGGCCACAGAGATGCCGACCCGTTTAGCCACAGCGGGGTCATGAGCTGCGGCTTGAAAGAGTCGGTTCTGTTGCTGGCTGTATGGCATGGGGGGAGTGTATGTCATTCACACCCTTCCTTCAATCATCTGCTCTACCTTAGCGTGCAGCTCTGGCCGTGTTGTTCTCATATGAGCATAGTCTCTAATGAACCCCAACTGACCGGTGGCGTTATTCCTCACCATCCAATAATTAGCTTTATTTAATGCCTTGCCATTCGCCACAATCTTATATGTTCTCCAATCAATACTATGTTGTTGTGGCTTGCTAAATATCAACCACTCAACATCATCATCAATACAAACGCCCAACTTGCGCCACCCGTCTTCCGCGCTTGGCAGGTTGCCAACGTACAGCTTGCCCATGTCGCCCATCCTTCTTAAAGCCTAGAGGGTTTGCATCTTACATCAAGTACGCTTTGCTTGTGTCATCGCCCAGAACAAAATCGTCCCGCATGGGAACCGGGAACTGGGAACCCCCTCGGTATAGAAAGGGGGTTGCCATAGTTCCCGATCCGACCCTGCCTTGCCGCCGAGAACTGCCGGGAACAGTTCCCGAAAAGTTCCCGAGTTCCCGACCCCATCACTTCTCATTTTTCCTGATCATCATCGCGCTGGCCTCTGCTGGATCGGTGACCACCCACCCGCCATCGGCAGGCTCTATGATCTGCGAGACCAGCAGCTCAGATATTAACTTGCCACTTGCAGAGGGTCGAATATACACCTTTGCAGACGCCTCTTTAACATCCATTTTGTTCACCAGATAATCCAGCAACGCACCGCGCTCAATATAAGGCTGGCCATTCCTTTCTGGCGCACCTGATGCCCACCATGCATTTTCAACGGTGCGTCGATGCGTGGCCAACCTATTATCTTGCTTTGGTTTTATCTGCTCACTTGATGCCACCACAACTGCGCTGGTGACAGGCAATCCATCCTCGTCAAACCAGCCAGGGATAGTGACCTGATGCAGCTCCACGTTGATGTTTTCTGCCAATTCAGCATCCTTGCTCTTGCGCTGGATGATCTGCATGGGCAGGTTAGAGGTAGCGGGCACGATGCTGATCTCAATGTCCAGCGCACCGCGCCATGCGCTTGATCCTCGGGCACGGTGCTGGGCCTCGTCGCTCACGCCTGTGTGGTGAACAAGAATCACGCTGCACTTAAATTCGTGCATCAATCGTGCGCAGGCATCCAACATCGTCTTAACATCTTGGGAACTGTTCTCGTCGCCCGCAAGGAAGCGGTGCAGCGTGTCAACCACAATCACGCCTGGTGACCGTGGCAGCGACCTGATGTGCGCCGCTGCCAGTTGATAGCCATCGGCGGTGTTGAGGTCGCAGCCTGACTGACTCAGCCACATTGACAGGTTGGTGGCGTTGTTATGGTGTTTCCACGCTGCAATGCGCCCGCGCAGACCTTGGTGGCCTTCGCCTGCAAGATAGACCACATCGCAGGGCTTGACCTTGTGGCCTTGCCAATCGGTCATGCCTGATGCGAGATGCAGCACCCAATCCAGCACCACGAACGTCTTGCCGCCGCCTGATGGGCCGTGAACCATCACCAAGGCGTCGGCCTGTATCCAACGCTTCACCAGCCATCTGACCGGGGCTGGCTGGGCGCTGAACTGGTCAGCAGGCACCAACCAATCGTTGACTGGCGGCGTTAGCAACGCCAACAGATCACCGCCTGCTTGGACGTAATCGTTGGCATCGCCTTCATCTGGCGGCATCACCATGCGTGCCCCGTGCTTGGCGCAGGCCTGCTCTGCGTAGCGTTGGCCGACTCCGCTTTTGTCATGGTCGGCCACAATCACCAAATCGCTAGTTGGGTGCAGGCCGCGCATGGTTGCGGTCACCGGCACAAGGTTGGACGCTGAGTATGCAACGACAACCGGCCTTGAGGTGACCTGATGGATCGTGGCGGCGGTGGCAAAGCCTTCGGCAACGTAGATACTGCCAGGCTCGTCCATTGACCCCAGCACCCAGAACTTGCCGCCCGTCTGCCCGCCTGGGTGGTACAACTTGCCGCCTTCGCCATCAATGTACTGAAGCGACGACATCGTGCCGTCAGCGTCGTACAGAGGCACCACCAGACGGCCATCGCCTGTGACCCGTGCGCCGTGCGGTGCGATGCCCTTGCGCTTGAGGTACGGATGATCTGGCGAGGCGCCTATGCAGTCGCTCCAAATCTGATCCACCACATCCGCAGCCACTTCATGCTTGCGTGCCTGCTCAATCTCGCGTGCAGCCTTGGCCTCGGCCATGCGACGGGCAAACGCCATCTCATCAGCTGGACTGATCTGCCTGCTGATTTCAGCCCGCCAATTGGCAACGATGCCAGAGCGCCAGCACCCAAACTGACCGGCTGGGATGCCATCGCCAAAGATGATGTACCAGCCCGATTTGTCGTAGCCAGGCGTGCCTTTTGTGCCGCTTTTGAAGCGGTGCATCTTGCCGTCAAACTCAATAGGCTTGTCTGGCAAGTCCAAACCAGCATCGCGCAAAGCGTTCTCAAATTGCTGCTCTGGCGAAGCCAGCACAGGCACGGGAGGCGGTGACCATGAGCCACCAAAAATGTGAACCAGATTAGCCATTAACCGTTACCGTGCTTGTTTCGCGCAGATAGTTCTCAATGCTTCGCATGGTGGACTTGCTTGGCCTGGTCTTGCCGTTGAGCAGCCGGTACAGCGTGAACACAGACAGCCCAGTTGCCTCAGCCACTACGGGCAAGCGGCGATCAGCAAGGCGTTGTTGGATTTCAGTAAGGTTCATGTGATGTCAAAAAAAGTTGCAGAAAGTGCTTGCATCGTAGCATCAATGTCTGTACAGTTCAACTTATGCGCTGAACAGATGTTCTGAAGAGCGCACAACAGGAGAAGCAAAATGACCAGCCTTACAACCACCCGCCGCCACATCAAGCAAGCCGCAGCCCAGCGTGAGCAAGAGCAGCGCAGCCAGCAAGCCATCACCGCTGCTGACCACTACACCGCTGCTGACCGCGCTACCGCTGAAACCTTAGAAGCCGCCGAATTGTTCGCAGCTTTTGCCGCCGAGGAGATTTGAGATGACCCGCACACAAGCCGCATACCTTCGCGCTGTCAAGCACCATCTCGCCAAGATGGGCAAGGCAGAAGCCTTTGACCAAACAACTGCGCTTCAGCACTTTGAGGCATGGGCAACACCAGTTTTTGCAGCAAAACGGATGGCAGCATGAACACCATCTACGACGCACTCGACGCCCGCATTCTTGACGCAATCCGAGCCACGGGTTGCACCACCCTCGACGCCAAGCAGGTGCGCTGCTGGCTGAGTTGCAGCAGCGGGGTTGCCCGCGCTGCGCTTGCCCGGTTGGAACGCGCAGGTTTTTTGGCTGTTGAGCGCCACCACCTGACCGGCTGGCAGAAGGCTGGGCCGGGGTCTGGCAAGTCGCCCATCACGCACAAGACTCGGCTTGAGTACCGGGTTACTCAACGCGCGGCTCTCGTGCCTGCGACCATCGAAGACGCGGCCACGCTGATGGCGTAGGTATCTTGACCATGAAACACCTCCTCATCCAACTCGCCCAAGCCACCCTAGCCGCCGCCATCATCGGCGCACCGCTGGTCTATTACTTCATCTTTGTGATGAAGCCCTAATGCTTTACCGCCGCCGGTCGGTCACCGGCATCCAACCAACAGCAAAACTGGAGAACCAAACATGGCTGTTTATTTGAAATCAACCGGCGACGCTCACGCCAACGGCGTAAAAATGCTCAATTACGGGCAAGCAGGGGCGGGTAAAACCACTCTGATCAAGACGCTGCCGGACGTAGTTGTTCTCAGCGCAGAAGGTGGCTTGTTGAGCATCCAAGATGCCAACTTGCCCTACATCGAGATTACCTCGATGGCTGATCTCATGGAGGCTTACGAGTGGCTTAGTTCTGGCGAAGCCAAGAAGTTTCAAAGCGTTGCCCTCGACAGCATCAGCGAGATCGCAGAAGTTTGCTTGAACACCGAGAAGAAGATCGCCAAAGACCCTCGGCAGGCATATAGCGCCATGCAAGAACAGATGGCCGACGTGATCCGCGCCTTTCGAGACTTGCCCGGTC